CCGCCCAAATATTGAACGCAAACATTACTACTAACGCATAAACAAAACCTTTTGTTGGCGTTAAATACCCAAATAACGGGCTAACCGTTGAAACTGCGATAATACGCCACTGTTCCCAATTAAAAATTTTCTCCATATTAATAATTTTGCAAAAATGGTATTAAACTATCTGCCAAACGTCTATGACCAACATTATTTGGGTGCAACCTCGTTGTTCCCTCATGTACGTAAAACGTATCTGCCGTGTACTCTCCAATACAACTTTTTATATCCCATCGTAAAATTGGTACATGATAATATTCTGCTACTGACTGCATCGCATTTGCATAGGCTTCATAACCTCCTGCACCTCCGTTTGTTTCCCAAAGCGGGCTTAAAAAATACATTTTACACAAAGGATAATTTGTCAACACATAACGTACTGCCGTTTCAAGATTTCCAATATATGTTTCTCTATCAAATTCGCCAATAGTTCCAATTGGTATTGAATTATGTAAATCATTTGCCCCAGCCATATAAGTTAGTGCATAAGCATCAGTTAAATCTGTTGCTAATAATCTTGTAGTAATTGCATTAGATGTATTCCCGGCAACTCCTTTATTAACAATTTCTACATTTAGTATATCACGTATATACGACGGATATGCAACCATGTAAACCTCCGGGTCGTACCAACTTATTCTACTATCCCAATATGTTATACTATCCCCAAATAAATAATATTTTTTTCCGTCTTTTGGTTCAACTAATACAATAGAATCAATATTTGCAAGATTAATACTAATTCTTATTATTTCTTTGTCATATCCCTCCTCATCATTTAAAAATGAAACGCTAAAATATTTTGTATTTTCCGGTATTGCTGTATTACCATCTTTTAATGATGTAATAAAATTCATTTCATTATCAAAACATGCAATTGTAAAATGCGAAACATTAAATGAAAAACTAATAGGCTTATTTGCGCTTATCGGAATTGGCATAATTGGCGTACAATCCAAACGTTCAAAAACGCTATATTCTCCATTTGCATCAGAAAAAGCATGTTTGTCTATAATATATGGTGGTTTTATTCCTTTATTAGAACATAAATTCATTTCCGGAACGTTATTTGCTGTTATATATAGATTATCATATTGTATATTATCTTCTTTTAAAAAAGATACAGCAAAATATCTTGTTGACGGTAATAATGCTCCTACAAAATGACTTCTAAATTGTAATCCTATTGTATTTCCATATTTATTTACAATCGAACCTAAAAATGTCATATCTTTATCAAAACATGCAATATCAAAATATTTATATTGCGTCAAATAAACAAATTCGCATCCTTTAGAAACTTCCAATAAAACCGTTGAATCTAATAGTCCAAAGTTACTTAATACTCCACTTTCAGAATTATAAGCCTTACCATACATAATTGTTGGTCTTTGAACTAATCCGGAAACAATATTCAATTTTTTAATTTTCTCATCATTATCATTTTGAGAATTATATATATTTGCGAACAATCCAAATACTATTTTACCGTTATCAACATAGGCAAGCAATATTTTATTTTTTGACTGTAAATTAACTAAATTATCCACAACATACTCTTTTGAATCTAAATCAAAAAGTAACGAATAATATGTTGGTATATTTTTTGCTTCATCCATTTTTGGCATGCTTATTTTTTCACTACCGTCGTATGTAAGTAGATTTAACGGATTTGTTACAAATACATCTATCGAATTATCTGTTTTAACATTAAACTCAACATTCGATATTGAGGATATTTCACCATCCATAAATTTTAATGCTCTTATATCATCGGGAATCAATGTACTAAAATTTCCCGATATTTTGAGAAGTGAATAATTTATATTATCACTTCTCAAAAATGACACGCTAAAATATTTTGTATTTGATTTTAATGATAATTTCGGCGTATGTACTGCACCTAAATAATTATAATCACTATCAAAACATGTAATTTCGTAATAATTTGTATTTATTTCTATTGTATTTGCAATAATTGTATTTGGTAATTCTATTAACATTGTACAATCTAACAATTCAAATGAATTTAGAATACCGGTTTCAGTATTATAAGCCTTATTGTACATAATTACCGGGGAAAAACCTAAAACAACTCTATTTGAATTTACATCGCCGGAATATGCCAACTCCAACAAATACTCTTTCCACGTACCATTACTATTTACAAATATAGCTGTTTGTTTCCCGCTTAATGTATATCCAAAATTAGCATAAACTCCGGGTCTTGCAGCTATATAAAAAACGTTTTGGTCGGGCGTACCCGGATTTGTTGTTGGCATTGCTATTCCTGCAAATGTTGAATTAGCCCCTACCGTTGAAATAATAGTCAATAAAGCATTTTGCAATATTGCTCCGGTAATTTCTTGGTTCCCATTTGCTTTAATAACATCGGAAACCGCTTGTTTTAATTGTTCGTAATTTCCCATAATCTAATTAATCTAATTGTTGTCGAAATCATTATTGAAATCTTCGTTAAAATCTCCCTTATCACTGATAATATACCCACGTCCTATTTTCTTCACGACGGTATTTGTTTTAAACTCAATTTCCACGCTCGCTAAATCCCCCTGCGTTTGCCATTTCGGGGTAATTAAAAACGTGTCGCAATCGTATTCCCTGCCGTATTTATCCGTTATATGAATGTAATCAGCCATACGGATAAAACGCATAACGTCGCAAAGGAACTCCGGTGCCAATATAGTACATTTAAACGTTTTTACTGATATTTGTTTTTCCGAAAAAAAATAACCGTCCCTTTCTTCGCCATCTTCTTCAAATTCATAATCCGGTTTTCCCAACTCTGTACAAAGGTACAACGTATTTTTGAAATCCGGGTTTTTATATACTATCTGCCCGGCGTCAAATACCAAATTTTCAATATCCCACCATTGTATTTTTAAGTAACCGGAAACATCTTGTACAACCGTGAACATTTCAGAATACCATGTTTGCACGCCATCCGATAACGTCATATAATATATTCCGTCCAACTGATTTAATGGCATGGGTAATATTGACGGGTACAATATAACATCATAACCCAACGTTTGAAACCGGACAATTTGCAATCCGGTTTCTTTCATATACGTTGTTATGTTTGCAACTTGCTTTCCGGTCTTTTCATACAATACCACTGACGTAACATTATTTGACCGTGTGTTTCTGATTATCTGAAACGGTAATAATCTATCAGCCGGGGCAAATAACGGGTAAATTGCGCCGTATGCGTAACTTTTTCTGTGGTTCTGTTCATTTATTGACGTATACCACGGTAAAACGCTTATATTGTTATTCTGTATCATATTTCAATGTTGCTTTAATGTTTCTACTACACAAATTTACTGAAAGTTTATCAACTTGACCGTTACCAATATATGTTTTTATTAATTGCATCGGGTTGGGGTCGTCATTTGCCGGAAAACTAAACGTTTGTTTCTTCTTTCTCTCAATACCGTATGCGTAAACCTCGGAACCGTTTATTGATACACGACGGGCGGGTAAATCATACATCCAATACGGGGATTGCAAATTGATAAACGCCAAATATCCGTTTTGCAAAAAGTATTCGACGCCGTTTATTGTTTGGCGGGTAAATGGCAATATCCATTGCGACCCGGACGTTGGCGGCACGGCGGCAAACAAGGCGAACCCGTCGGAACTCATATTGCCGGGGTTTAACAACATCATATCAATATCGGACGTAAAGTTTGATATATTAATTTCTTCAACCTTTCCCGGCGTTACATACTTGCTAATTACTTGTATCGGCAATCCCTCAAAAGCCGCCGTAACGTCGTCCATCCATTCAAATTGGTAACGTTCGGGCAAATCGACCTTATCAAACGAATATTCCGACGTATTGAACGCCCACGGTTTCCCGTTGCGCAAATTCAATTCCTTTGTTAAATCGTGGCTTAACACAACCCCGCCGGAATAGGAACCGCCATTGCGGAAATATTGGATATGTTCAATTTTAAATTTGCCGTCCTCAATAAACCAATAACATTTGAAACAATCCCGTAACATATTGGTAAATTGTTGTAAGGTCGTCGGGGCTTTTTGTGCGGGGTGCTGATATTCGCCGTTTATAATGTTCGTTTTCTGCGATACAAGCAACCGGAAATTCAACCCGGATATTGGATTGTTTCCCCCGTATAAAAATTGGCTATATTCCGCCGTGGCTTCATGCGTAATTCCGGGTGCAATTTGATTGAGCAAAACAGATATACAAGACGCAACCGGGAACGCATCCCGCAAAGTATATTCTTTTCGGGCTTTTTCCTCTAATATCCAATCCATCAAATAAAATCCAAACCATAACGACGCATAACGCCACGTTGACCGGGCGATTGGATAAAACGTTTGTCCGAAAATGGAATAGGGCGGCGCAAAATACTTTCCGTTGTCCGCTAATCCCCACTCGGTCGGGGTGTCTGAAAAGTTGTTTGAAATAAACGCCACGTCGATTGCGTAACCAATCGCACGCCTATAATTACGGTTATTATCAACTATATCATCGGCGGGCAATGGATATGTATTAAGGTCGTCGATTTTCTCCACGTCGCACAAATACCGGGCATATATATTATAACTTTTCATATCGGCGTGCATTGTTCCGGTTGCCCCGGAACCCTCAACGGCGGTTAAATCAAATTCCAACGTATCAAACGGTTCCTGCGTTACCTTTTGATAACGAAACATTACCGTATCGTCGGATTGTTTCCGTATTTCAACTACAGCAATACCAAACGGCACCCCCCCGGTTATTCGTTGTTGTGAAATATAGATATAATAATTAACATTCAATTCCGGGTATAATTTCCCCTCGAATACGTCCGCACTTGCACCCGTTGCCATTCGTCCGGTATAAAGCCCGGATATTACCGACGGGGAACCGTTGGACGTAATTTGTATTTCTTTCAATATATTGCACAAAGCAAAATGATAGGTTTGTACTAATGCGTTTTGGTCGGTCGTGGCGTTTGCGTCTTGTTCCCAATTCGTACCGCCCAAAAAACAAGAAACAACACTATCCCCCGGAACGTATATTTGAATTAATGGACGCTTGTTTATCGTTATCCGTTGGATTGTCGGGGCTAACGTTATTAAATTGTATTCCTTTTCCAATCCCGCCAACACGTCGTTATAATCGTCGATTGCGTCCGGTTGTACAACAACCTTTTTATCGTAATCGGTAAACGTGCAATCGGTTTTCATAAACTTGCCTTGAAAGTATTGGAACCATGTACGCCCGCCGTCGTCGCTCTTTTCAATGCAATACAAAAATTCATTGTCGAACGATTGACGGTTTATATAGTCGTAATCATCCCGGACAAAGGTAATTTTGCCGGATAATTTGGCACGATAAAACCGTTGGTTGGTTTCTAATTCGTACTCCTTTGCCAAATCGTCCTTATATATCGGATGCACGGTTTGACCTTGTAAGACGTTCGGGGCGTCCAACGTTCCCAATCTCAACCATGCCGTCCCGTTGGCGTATTGCGCTTTGCTTACATTAAACCGGATATATGCGGCATTGCTTGGTATGTCAAATTCCGTATTTGTGGCGGTCGGGTCGCTTCCCCAACCGCCGATAATCTTTTTATTGCTATCGTAAAATGCGCCCCCGGCTTGCGGGGTGTAATTCTGAAACAATTTGCGGGGGTACACATTCCCAACCGGGACAAAAGTACGGGTATAATAGAAATTTGTATTATTCCCGTTTATGTTCCCGGTTGTGTTACTTATCGCCCCGTTCGCTAAAAACGCATTTACAAATGAATGTCTATAAATCGGGTTCATATCAATTTTTAATTTTACGTGTCAAATTCTTGTAAACCTCAATAACATTGCCGTTGCCATCGACGTAACGACGGCGGCGGTTTTGTTCCTTAATCTCCCTTACATCGTCTTTTAAATCCCGCAAATCCGGTGCGTTATTTTGTTGAACCGTTACATTAATGCCGTCGGTATTGTAGGCATTAAGGTACTTTTGGGGGAATGTTCCCCGGTTCAAACTATTTATTACGTCCGGGATTAAACGACGGAAACGGCGGGAATTACGTTTATTGATAACGGCGAAAAATTCCCCGCCCTCGGCACGCCTCCGGGTTCCATCCGGTTTGGTTCCTAAATCCACGTCGTCCCCGGATTGGTGGGAACCGCCCGCCAACAATTCAACCGTACCATCGCCGTAACTTTCCGAACCCCCGGCGTTGGCTGATTTGGATAATTGGGCGGCTTTGATTTTGGCGGCGGCAAAGGAACCCCACATTATAGCAATTGCCGGGATTGCAAACGGGAACCCCAATTGCGACCAAATCAAAGCGGACGCCGTTACAAGGTTTCCAATTTGTTGTATCGTTTGTATTGCCGCCTGTGCTTTCTGTGCCTTTTGTTGCTCCTTTAGGGCTTTTTCTTGGTTCTTTTTCGCAACGTCCAATTCCTTTTGAGCCATTGCAACGTTATTGGCGTAACCGTTCGCCCGTGCCTCTAATTCCGCATCTAATCGGCGTTGGCTTGCGTCAACCTCTTTGTCGGCGGCGGAAACGGCGGCGTCGGCGGCTTGTACTTTTGCATCCAAAAAACTATTTAATTGCTCAATAGCAAAGGAAACGGACGTACTTATTGCCTCCTTTTGGTCGTCGTCCAAATTCAGCCCAAACAATCCGTATATGTCGTTACCCCGTTCGTCGCCTTTGCTTTTCTCAATTTCTTGGTCGATTTTCGCAATGGTATTTTCGATTGTCTTAACCTCGGCATCCGTCATTTTAACCCCGGCGGCTTTGTTCAACTCTAAAATCTTTTGCAACCGTGCCTTTTCTTGCGCTAACCGGAACCGGGTTTTGCGTTCCTCGGAATTGCGGATTAAATCAAACTCGGACGCCTCCAACGCTTGTGTTTGGTCGAATAGCATTAACGCCCGTTGTTGGTTTAACTCGGTCGTTTGCTTCAATACCTCGGCATCATATTTGGCGTTAATATCCGCCTCGGATTGGCGCACGTCCTCGGCTAATTGCCTATTTTGTGCCAATTCGATTGCCCGTTGTTGCTGTAACAACTGAATACGCAAATTTATTTCCTCCTGCGAACCCTCACGGGCGGCGTCTAATTGTAATTGCGTCCGGTCGGCGGCGGCTTGCATTTGGTCTATTGTAATTTGGTCGTTCAATTCACCCAAACTCTTTGCGTATTGTTGTTGCAAAAGTAATTGTTGGTTAAGCAATTCGGCAACTTGCGTTTCAGTTAATCCCCGCTCGGTTTCTAACCGGGTGTTAATATCCTGTATTTGCCTTTCATACTCAACCCGCAATTGCTCCCGTTGCTTTTCTGCACCCTCTGCCATTAATGCAATTTGGGCGTCCTGTGTTGCCCGTTGTGCGGACAATTCCGCCGCCCGTTGGTTATTGGCAATATCTACCATATCAACCGCCAATTGTTCCCGTAATAAAACAATTTGGTCGTTCAACGCTTTACGTGCCTTAACCGTTAAATTGGTTTCCGTCCTCAACTGCAATTGTATATCAGCAATCGCACGGGCGTTGGCGGCTTGACGTTGCGCCCGTTGTTGGTCGAATGAATTTTTAATTAAGGCAATCCGGGCGTCCTCGGCTTTGCGCAATATATCCGTTTCCGCTTTGGCGGCGTTCCGGTTTTCGTTTGCTCTTTGGGCGGCTTGTATTTTCCTTTCGGCGTCCAAATCCGCCCCCTCGGTTTTTAGATTAACGGCAATGTCAACCGCCCGCCCGGTATTATCTATTTGACCCTGCACGGCTTCAATCGCTTCGTCAACCTTGACTTTATCAATTTTGCCGTCTAAATCAACATCAATATAAACTTTCTTATCTCCACGGGCTTTGGCGTTATTGAGTTGTACCAACATATCGTTTAGTTGTTTCAACTTTGCCCGGTTCGCTTCCAAATCGTCTAATTCTTGACCGTAAAAACCAACGCTTTTATTGTGTGCCTTTGTGCGCTCGGCTAATATTTCGTCCTCAATCTTTCGGGTTTCGGACAATGAAGCGTTGCGGGCTTTGGCAATATTTAATTCCCGGTTTAATTGGGCGACACGTTCGTTGCTAACTCGGTTCATTTCGGTTGCCTCGGTTTCCAGATAATCCAACCAAACCTTTTGCGCCTCGTTAAGTTTTTGTTGGTTCTTTGCCGATTTGTCGGTATTAGAGGCAAACAGAACTAAAGCCCCTACAACCGTAACCAATGCCAATGCCAAAAGAACATACGGGTTTGCGGCGGCAATCAGATTGAAAGCCTTTTGCGCAATGGTAGCCGCCAACGTTGCCTTTGTTCCTTGCATGGTAACAAGGCGGTTATAAACTTGCGCTTTGCTCAATGCAGCCATTTGTAGCCGGGAAATACCCAACATGATTGCAGATTGTTTTTGTACTGCGTTTTGTATGGCTTGAACCCCGGTTGTAATGGCTATTGCTGCCTGTAATTTCTTTTGCGCTTCCTGCACTTCCTCGCTTTCAGACCCGAACAACTCCATTGCCCCGGTAAATGCAGCAAACCCACCGGACGCACCCGCCGCAAAACTCAACACGGCATCCAAATTGGACGTATCGGACGCCATCCGGGTAATCTCGGCGGTTGCATCCTTGACCGCATCCCGTAATATTGCGGTTTCTTTGCTCAATTGCTGATATTCGGCGGTTCCTTGTTTGCCCTCCAATCGTAACAATGCTAATTGTTTCGTTTGGTTCTCTATTTGGGTCGTCAAACCTTTTGCGGCGTCGGAATAGTTACCGACGTTTAGGGACGTTTTCCCGGTCGCTTCCTGCAACCGCTTCATTTCCTCGTAAATCGCTTTTGTTTCCGCAACCAATTTGCGCCCCTCTTCGGTCGCCTCCCTTTCCTCAACCGTCATGTTATTGAGGTATATTTTATTGATTGAGTATTGAGCGGATAAACGATTATATGAACCCTCGGCGGACTGATTTAACCGGGTCATTAATTTGTTCAACTCGTTTGCCTCCTTTTGGGCTTGCTTCAATTCCGCCAATCGCTTTGCGTTCTCGCTTTCCGCAAATGCTAAATCCCGTGCCGCCCGTGTCAATTTGTCGGTATCGTTCGACGCCCCCCGGATTGTCTTACGTCCGTTTTCGGTCGCCCCGCTTACGCCCTCCAATGCAGCCTTAACCGTTATTGCTTCCGACTTGATATTTTGCAACGTATTCATATATGCGTCGCTTAATTGGTCTAATTGCGCAATCAACTTTGTAATACTATCGTCGGGCTTTACAAGGTCGCTATATTTTATTGGGTTGTTATTATCTGCCATACTTAACGTTATTTGCGGGCAATTTGCCCCGTATTAAATTATCTTTTCTTTTCCATGTAGTTAATCAACCAAAGAAAAACAACGCCGCAAATCGCCTTATTTGACGCCGTTTTTATTTTTGGTTGGTTTCAACAACTCCTTTATCCGCTCAAATGCGTTGTAATACTCTAAAACGGTGTATTTCTTTGGCTCCGGCACGTGCAAATGTTGGGATATGGTTAAACACATATTCTCAAACTGTTTATCGTACTGAATTTCCATGTTATCGGAACCACTAAAAACAACCGGGCGATTGTACAACAACAACATCGTCGTTATTTTATCAATTTCCGCCCGTTTGTCCTCTGTATCGCCGTTTATAATGGCATCCAACATTAACATTGTGCGGTTGCGCAATTCGTCGTAATACTCTTTAACCGTCGCATCGTCGAACAACCGGGGGAAATACATTTGCAATTCTTCATCTATTTTTTTTTTGACCGCTTCCATTTGGGCGGTCAACTCTTTAACGGGAACATCGCCGAACATATCGACGACCTTTTGCAATCCATCGTCGGATAAATCGTTGCACGGTTCCCCGTCGATTGATTTAACCAACACGGCAAACGCCAAATGCTTTGGGCTTATCCCGGTTTGGATGAAATACACGTTTTGCCGCATATTATCCAATTCGATTGCCGCCAATTCGGGGGTTTTGCTCCGGGCGTATCTTATCGCCTTTTCAATATGCGTGTCGAAATCCTGCAAATCGGAACCAATCCCGGCATCAACTAACAACATTTTGTTGTACTTATGAAATCGCAACATCGGCAATTCGTCGATAGCGTCGTATATCTCAACGGTGCGTTCTCCTATCTTAACGGTTTTCATAGCAAAAAACGGGTTATCATTGTGGAACAAAAGGGAACCAACAACAACGTCGGGTTCCCGGTTATAAACGCCAAAAGGATTGCCAAAGCAACCCCCGCCCAAAAGGACAAACAGAAATCGCAATTAAACATCTTTGCGAAAAACTCGTTGCCGTGGACTTGTACCCATTCGATAACCTGCCATTTGCGTAACAAGGTCAAACCGAATGCAGCAACCAAAGCAACCACGACCGTATAAAATAAAAATGCTTGCATACACTTTGTTTTTAATCAGTTAAACACGTTTCATCAATTCCCAATTCCCCGGCAAACCGGAACCCGGCGAACGGGTGCATTAAAAATTGATTGTCTATTTCGTCCAAAGTGAACCCGGCAAATATGTTTTCCGCCTTTGCGTACACTCTGTTTATTGTCATGGAACCGGAACGCAACCAAATACCGCCATTCAATACCCGCATAATTTGTTGTTTGACCGCCTCCGTATTCCGGTTGTTGGGGTCGTTGGTTATCGTGCGCATATCAAACCAAAAGATAACCGAAAACGGCGTTGTATATTTGTTTTGTTCGCCGGGGAACCAATCAATTTGTTGCGGGTCGTCCAACACGAAAAATGAAAAATTCCCTATATTACTATCCGGGGCAATCAACATATATTCATTGCCGCCGACGTAAATATTAGGCGTGTAATATCGTTTCCCTTGTATGGACTTAACCAACCGTTCAGAACGTCCAAAGGAATAGTTAAGCCACGGCAACCCGTCCGCCAATCCCTTTTGAATATTTGCAATAACCCGGTCGAATAACTCCGGGTTCTTTATGATAGGCACTTTATCCATTTCCGTATATTGTTTTTTTTGCTTTGGTTAGCAAATCCGGGTAAACGTATTGCCAAATCAGTTTAGCAATGTTTTCGTTCGTCAATCCCAATATTTGCCGCCCGTACTTTTTTATCAAATCTTCCGTCTTGAAATCCGACGCCTTAATTTCAAATTGTTTGTCGCCGCATTCCAAATAAAAACTACTCTCAAAATCGCCCTCATCCCGTAACGTTACCCGGTTCGTCGGTTGTCCCTTTTCCTCCTTAATGGCTATTGTTAGCGGGGTATAAGGTCGATAATCCATTATGTCAACGCCCAATCGGTTAATACCTTGTTCAAATAATTGTTCCTCGGCGTTGGCATCAATGATAAACGCCGTTGTCATTCCGTCGTCGATTATTTCCCGTATAATCAACCCGGACGTCAACCCGTCGTTAAACGTATTAACCCGGTTGCGTAAATCAATTATTGATTGTAACCCCGCCATAATGCAATTACGTTGTCCGGTACTTAACGCCCCGGTTGTTGCAACTCAAACAAATACGGTCAATCCCTTGCGTATCTAATCGCAAAGCCTCAAACGCTTTTTTAAGGTCATAACCCAAACCGCCGGGGCGTCCCTCAACGTTCCCGTCCAACTCGTACAATATTTCCATTTTAGAGGCGTTGGATTGGTTCCGGTTGACCCTTACGTTGGGATTCATTGCCAACGTGCGCAAAGCGATTGCCGCAACTTGGCGTTGTATTACCGTTTGGAAAATCGCCCGTTGTTCAACGATAAAATCGGTTAGGTCGCAACCAACGGTAATTTCACAATTCAACCCGTAATTTAGCGTATTAGTGTACATCGTGTACGCTATATCCCACAACTCCGGGTATTCGGCGAATGTTTCCGGGGCGTTGTACATAAACGGGGAAATCTGCAAATACTTTGTCAATTGCCGCCATGCCTCAATATTGCCGTACCCGGTACACGTTCCGCACGGTTCGCCGCTCCAATCTTTCGACACGTTAATTGCTTGCATCCCGGCGGGCAAATCGTCTTGATTGTAACAAAGGAACCACGCACCCCCGGCGTTGTTTGCGTCGCTTATATATGGCAAAAAACAATCTTCCAACGTAAACCATTGAAAGCCGCCATTTGTTAGCGTAAAATTCAAATCAAACGTTTTTATCGGGTCAATCTGCGAACTATGGAATAGATACAATTTCACAATCCCGGTTCCGCCCGTCATTTGCAAGCCTACACGGTGTATTTGTGCAGTTACTCCCATCGCCCGCACCGGGATAATCTCAAACCCTACCAACTTATGATTATTAGGTTGGGTTGCTCTTATTCGTCCCGCACCGTCAAAGAACGTGCGCCGTTCCAATAGGTTCTTTGTTTCCTTATCCAACCCCTTTATTTGGGTAAACGTTTGTACCGCCGTGGAAATTCCGTTGCGGGTCAAACGCTCCAAATAGTCGGACAATATGTTGTATTTCTCCCAAAAGGTCGAACCCTCGGCGGGAACCTCGGCGACGTTATCAACCAAAGCGACCCAATACAAGGGTTTGCCCGCCGCATCGTTGGCGTATTGTACCACGGTTCCGGCTTTCCATTCCTTTGTATCGTTCCAAACCGGGTATTGAAAACCCCAATTATCCGGGACGATTGCCGCCATATTATCCAACGTTACAAGCGGGTGCGCCCCTTGAAAATATAACCCGCTTTCGGTTTCTGTTAATTGCTCGGCGATTGCCTCGGCGGGATTATATGATTGTTCCCAACCGACGACGTGCAATAACTTATCTTGTATTTCCTTAATCCTATACATAAGCCCAAATATAACCGCCGCAAGTCTTTTTTATACCCTTACAGCATTTAACAATATTACTATCATTTAAACCCGTTTCCCGTTGTGCGTCTTTTACTGATAAGAATGTTTTTATCAAATCGCCGCAAATGGAATACATCGCAATTTGTTTTGCTCGTTGGTGCAATCCGCCTAATCTCCCAACCATATATTCGCCAATCTTTTTATTTAGGCGTGATTTTGTTATTGGATTATTACAATTTTCTTTGGTTGTAACCCAACGCAAATTGTCCGCCCTATTATTCGATTTGTCACCGTCGATATGGTCAACACATGGTTTGTTGTCCGGGTTCGGAATGAAAGCCGCCGCAACTAATCTATGAATATTAACAGATTTACGAATACCATTGCACAATACTACAACATTATACCCGTGCTTATTGGGAACGGCTTTAACTATCTTTGTATTATTACGCACGTTTCCGTAATTACTTATTTCATAATTTGGGAAATCGTATATTACTTTCCAACTTTCCATATCATTAATTAAAAAAAGGGGGCGGGGATAACCACCCCGTCCCCTCGGTTAAATAATTGTTCCGTTTTCCGGCTTATGCGCCTGCACCCCCGGCGGGAAATTCCCCGGCGTTGGTTACATATACGGGCATTCCTAACGGTTCGTTCGGATTGCGTGCTGCAATCTCGGCTTTGATAATCGGATTTGCCACGGTGTCCGGGTTGCTGTTATATGCTACCATGTAGGCAACATCAACGCTAAATCCGAAATACTCTTTAACGGCACACGTCAAATCGGCGGTTGCGTCGCCCATAATCGCCGATTGGTCGCCCACGGCGGTATAATAATGCGAACCAACGGGCAAATCAATGTACGGCAATCGTACAATGTCCCATTCGTGGAAATTCGCACGGGTACGGCGGTACGCTTCACGGTCAACACGGGTTAAAATACCAACGTTTCCATCAGCAACGGCAAACATTGTTCCCATTTTGCCCGCTTCATCCGTTACGTTGTTAGTGTAGTGCAATACTTTGTTGTCGTACTCCATACGCTTATTAACGTCGTTGTAAACGCCATGTTGCGCCAACTTGCGGATTAGGCTATCAACCCCCGCATTTGCGATAAGGTGGATATATTCCGGGTAACAATTCGCCCGCATGATTGGGTTAATGTCGCCCAAAATCTCGGTTGCCATTTGGGTTGGAACTTGTACCACGTTTCCGGTCTGCGTGTAGTTAAGCAAGGTTTTGAAAACTTGCGTTTTGTTCGCTTCCAATGCGGCAACGGCTCCTTTGTCCAAAGCATCCGCCAACGCACGGGTTGTTTTCTCCATTTTGCGCATAAAATCGTGTTGGTACGAAATCTCATTGTTTGAGTATGCCGCCGGAACCATTGTAAACCCGATTGCATAAGTAGCCCAAACAAGCGTTACCAATGCGGACGTATTTTCATTATCGGCAATAACGCACGAACGCACGTTGCTAACTTGTACGTTTTCGTCGTAATTGATAACCGGAACTTGTACCGTGTTACCGATACTTACTAATGCCCTATCTCTCAAATTAGGGCTAATGATTGAGTTAGGGGCGTTGGTTTGCTCAATAAAGAAATCCAATGCGCCGTACTCACACGGGCGGAACATATTACGGTCTAACTCCGGGTTCTCTATCCGCCAATTCTGTACTCTTGTTGCAATTAAACTCATTGTTTAAAAAATTAAATTGTTTATAAATGCGGGTTTACCCTTTACCCGTGTTGTCTTTTACTTTTCCGGTAATGCGGCAATATTGTTGTCCTGCCATGCCTGTTTCATTCCGGCGTCAAATTCAGCCGTTCCAATCTGCAAACCTTGTTGTTGCAAAGTGTTGGCGATTGCGTCGTATGCCTCAACCCTCGTTTTTGCGCCGGATATATCAACGGTAACATTACCGCCTGCACCGCCGCCCGCCGGGGGATTGGTTCCGCCGCCCGCCGCTTGGCGTCCTTTATCCAAAATACCCATTGTTTCCAATTCACGGGTCAAAAGGTCGCCGGGGGTGTACGGGTTCAACTGATTGTTCGGGTTGCGCATGATTGCGCCGTTTTCGTCCTTAAACGCTAACATTTTGCCGCCTTTGCCGTCGTCGATAAACTCCGGGTTCATACCCTTAATTTTTTCGATTGCTTGACCCAACAAAACCTTTGTTGCGCTTTCCGGCAATCCTGCCTTAAACTTCAACCCGGCGGTTGCTGTCTGCAATGCCGTTTCAACACGAATGCCAAACACTTCCTTTGTGTGGGTTTGTTCGGCTTCATCGTATTTGCTTTTGAGGTCGTTGTATTGAGTTGTAACGTTTTGCAAATCTGCCTTTGCTTGCTTCAATGCCTTTGCGGTTTCCGCATCCGTCGCACCGTCGGCAATGGCTTTTTCCAAACGTGCCTTTTCTTTGGTTAGGCTGTCAATCTGTGATTGCAGACCGTTTGCGCCCTCAACTTTGGTTTTGAACTCGGTTAATACTCGTTTGGCGTAATCAAACGTTTTTTCGGTTCCGTTCTTTGCGATACCGGACGCCGCCAAAATATCGTCATCCAATCCGCCGTAAATTTCGCCCGTCTTTTTGGCGATAACGCTATTTTCGTCGTTGACGGACAATGTTGTAATTGCCGCAATTTGTTCGTCCGTCAAACCGGCTAATGCCGCATTTGCAACTAAAATTTCTCTCGTTAACATAATTCTTTCCCTTTGAATTAATTAAGTGCGATTGCTGCTACTGCTCCGCTGTTTGCGTTAATAATATCAATTGTGTATTTTGGCGAATCCCCGGTTGTGTCAACCAACCAACTAACAACACGTGCATGGCTGATTTTCTTTTCAACCTCTTTTGTTACCAAAATGACGTCGGTAATTGTTCCGCCCTCAATACATTCAATCAACTTTTTCTTTGTGGCGCCATCCAATGCGGCGGCGGTTGTTGTTACTTCAATAACCAAATTGTCCTGCTGTGCAATCTGTGCCATAATCGTATTTTTAATGGTTTAATACTCTGTTACTTTTTCGCTCCGGGTTTGTCCTCGGCTTCTGCCTTTGCCTTTGCATCGGCTTTGGTTTCTTTGGCGGGTTCCGCCGGGATAACTCCCGCCGCTTTCAATTCTGCCAAAATCTCGGCTTTCAACGCTGCCTTTTCCTCGGCACGGGCTTTGGCGTCCGCCTCGGCTTTCGCTTTGGCATCGGCTTTGGCTTTTTCCTCGGCGTCTTTGGCTTTTTCTGCCTTTGCCTTTTCGTCCGCCTCGGCTTTCGCTTTCATGTACTCGTTGGGGTCGTGCAATACGGTAATCGTGTAACCCTGCTTTTTCAGATTGTCGGCAATGCTATTTTCATAACCCTTTTTGCCGAACTTCTGAATACGGGGAATTGATAACCGTTTGCCCGTTTCGCTGTCGAATTTCTTAATTTCGATAACGCAATGATACAAATGTTTCTCATTGTCCGGGACAATGTAGTTTTCGGGCGTAACGTCGATAATCGCAACGTCTTTAGTTTTGCCCTCGCTTACTTTCACTCGCATAATCGTTAAATTTATTTGTTATAAAATTTATCTTAGAGTTGAACGGCATATTATACCCAAACTCCAATACGTTCAAATATTCACGCTCAAACCTGCGCACAAAGTTAGCAAAATTCAACTTTATACGCATATCGTTTTCGCTGATAATGTTTTTACCGTACAAATCCAATACCTCGGAACGGGTTAAATGTCGGTACGGTTCCAATTCCGCCAACGTCAACATACGTTGCAATTGGGTTGGATTGTTCCGGTATTCCGTTTCAATGATTTGGTTTTGTAGGGCGTCTAATTCCGCCTCGCTTGCGCCGCTTTCCTTTGCTACCTTGTAACGTTCCCGTAACTCCGTTGCGTTGGATAAATAAAACTCCGTGCCGTAATTGACTTTTGCAGAAACGAACAAACCGCCATACCTCAAACGGCAAACGGTTTCATCGACGAATTGTTGCGCCGCCTCAAATCCTTTCTTTACTCGGTTTAATACCGTGCTTTGGCTCTCAAAATTCGCCTGTATTTGTTGCTCGTTCAATGCGTCCCGTGTGGTTATTTCCTCGTTGGTTCCAACAACCGACGTAATAATGTCATTCTTTAGGCGGTTTTCTTCCTCAACGTTATAATCCAAACTCCCACGGTCAACGGTTAGCATTTGCACCGGGTTACGCAAATCGGGTTGTTTATCCCCGTCCGGTATTGGTATTTCAACGAACGAACCGACGCCGTTAATACGACTATCCCCGCATTTGGGGCAACGCATCAAAAGCCCGGCGGCGTCCAATCTGTAAAACCCTTGTTTGTCTTTCAAAAACCCACCGTCGCAATAATCGCCATTTTCGCCGTTACTGAAATCGCAACTTTGTTCATACCCGGAATAAATCGGATATGCGCCGTATAAGTCTAAATGTCGCTTACTGATATGGTAAAACAAAAACCAATCCAACGCCTCCAATTGCTTTGTTAGCGGGGATTGTTTAACGTCGGGTTCTGATAGGCTCAACGGTTCGTTCCAAAAGAAACGGGCGGGACAATAACCGACGTCGTGCGGGTTATCAACCAACAATTCGCCGATATTATGGTTTTTGTCCTCTCTGAATACCCTATAACGTTCGTCGTCAATAACTGCGATACGTTCCCCGTCCTGTCTGAAAATGATATAATCCATTACCCCCGTCGTTGGGTTAGCTCTGTAATCAATCACGGACGCAATAGGCAACCAATAGAAATACGGTTGCGGGTATTTGTCGCCGGGGTTTTGTTCGCTCGGCATATCGACAATAAGAACGCTATTTATTTCGGTTTGGAAAAACTCCCATCCTTTTGTACTCCAAATTTCCGGTTCGTGTAATACGTCTTGGCGGTAATACTCCCAATCGTCCCTTTGTTCCGGGTTTTGGAACTGATAATTGAACGCCGGGTTACGACCGTCAAAAATCCGGCTCAACTTATCAAAACAAACGCCCGTTACCTCGTTTGTTTTAACGGGGTAACGGAACAATGTTTTGAACATCTTAAATTTGTCATGCGGCAATAGGTTAGAAACAAATGCCATAAAATCCGTAATCGGTTGGCAAATGTCAAACGACGTAATACGGGTGCGGGCGTGAAAATTAATGCGCTGTTGGTGATAAATAGCCTTATTTATCGTTTTGCGCTTTTTCGGCTCCGTTATCCGCTTTTTTATTTCGTTTATACTCAATCCCATTGTCGTTGGTAAATTTAAAATCGCTGTCTTTGGGTAACTGCCAACCGCCGTTGTTTGGCATCCGCAACAACCTTTCGGCGTGCTTAATCTCAAATTCATCGGTTAAACCATGCGGCGGACAAATTAATTTAACCTTTGTAACCTTTGCCGCCATATCGTCAACCTTTTGCGGATTTCAAATCGGTTAGCGGGTTGAAATCCGGGGTTACAATTGTGAGGTCATCCGAATAGTTCGGCAAAAACGACCATTGTATTGCGTTGCTGTCCGGGGCTTCCAATCCGCCATGCGTTTTGTCGCCAATGAACAAAGAACGAATTGGAATAGGATAATACGTTGTCGGGGTCGCTTCGTCTTGAATAGCTTCAATACTTCCGTTTTCGTCAAACAGATAAACGCCCAAATTGTCCGCCCAACTTTCGCATTGCAATTCTTTCATTGCCTTAATTACTGATTGGGGGATTTTACGCATTACACCCGTGAACGGGTTCGGTTCACGCCCTATAATTTCCTCAACGCCTCCCAATGTTTCGTTACCGCCGCCAAAGGTTCGGGCGGCTCCGGCTTCGTTGGTCGGGGCTTGGATATACGGGGAAACAACAATTTTTGTGCTATCAGCCGCCGACAATAACGGCGTCCATGATGCAAGCAAAGTAATTGCCTTTTCGCTCGTAAAACTGTTTTTGCTTCCATCGTCTTTGGTTAGACGTTGAAACGCTACCTTTTGGATTTGCCCGAAACTTTCGGCGCATTTTACGGCGGGAATATCGGGCAATGAAGCCGCCGCCGGACACTTACAAGTAATCATACTCTTTAAATTTTAACGTTAAAAATTACATTTGTTACCTCGTTGGGCTGTCCCTTTGCCCTCTGTATTACTTCTACGTTGCAAAGTTATAAACTTTTTCCGTTATAAACTTGCATATCTCAATTAAATTGTTAGTTACGACGTTTAACGCCCCGGTTTGCGTGTGCGTATGGTTGTATATTACCGTCGGCAATCTCTTTTTCGTAAATCCCGGTTAATCCGTCCTCCGGGTCGTCGTGCGTGTTCGCATCGAAATTGCGCAAAAAGGTGGTAACATGGTCGTAAATCGCTTTGTACCGGGTTTCCCAACCGAACGGCATAATAATACTTTGATTTACCATTGCGGACGCCGTAATTATCCGGCTTTCCTTATTGCCGCCTTGATAAAACGGGTCTGTCATTGCACGCATTTTCTTTTTGATAACCTTTTCGTAACCCGCACCGCCGTTGTTACTCTCAACCCATACTTTTTGCGTGCCGTTCCTGTTAATCATTGCCGGAACGGTTACGGTTGTAACGTCCGTATTTTCGTCCGTCATTTCCATATCCGTAATTAAAGCAAATAACAACGGTTCCATACGCTTTGTTTTCTCGTTGAAAATCATGTTGTCCGATTTATAAACGTCATACGTGGCGGCAAACAAAAGGTCGTCCCCCTCATCGGCAACATCTATGTATGCGCCGGAACGTATGTACGTGCCGTAATCGGATTTTTCAACCCATGTTTTGAACGGTTGATATAATCGACCCTCGGCGGAACCGGGGTTGCCTTGATAGAGGCATTGAAATTGTACCGGGTCTAATGCTTTTTGCGCTTCCAACTTTTGCTTACTGTGTCGGCTTTCCCATAATGCCGCCCCCGGTTCCCGTGGGTCTATCTCGGTCGGTTCCCCGGTTTTCAACCCCTCAAAGTTTATGCGCACCCACGCCCCCGGCGTTACGTCCTCCAAATCCGCCCAACACTTAACATCAATAATCGTTTCGCCGCTCTTTTCAATGCGCCCTATCAAATCGTCGTCGTGCCAACGGGTAAATACAATCAATTCTTGACTATCATTGTGTAAACGGGTGCGTACAACGGTCGTGTACCATTTCCACGCCGCCGCCCGTACTATCGGGCTGTTACCCTCGGCGTAATCTTTATACACGTCGTCCAATATCGAAACGTCCACGGTTTTAGACGTCAGCGAACCGCCACGACCGACGACACGCAACGACCCCTTACGCCCGACCATTTCGATAACATCGGAATTGCGCAAATAGGTATTCGCCATTGTTACGACGTTCGACCCATTTAAGTACGTGCCGGGGAATAATTCACGATACCGGGGCGTGTCGATTATTCGTTGAACGTCCCGGTTAAAATCCCGTGCGATTGTCGCCGCATACGAACCGATACATATTTTGCGGTCGGGGTCTAACCCCAACATAAATGCGGGTAATTTGCGGCTTGACCCCTCCGATTTGCCATGTTGCGGCGGCTGTTGTACAATCATCTTTCGTATTTTTTTGCCATGCGCAAACATATCCAACAGGGTATAATATACAACATGAAACGGTTCCAATACCAAATCCGGTTGCATATACCGGGCAAAGTTGATAAGACGTTTACGGGCGGCGGCTCGCACCAATTCGCCGGGGTCTGCCTTGATTGCCTCGTACATCTTCAATAATTCCTCGTTGCTCATGGTCGTACAATTTTATCGGGTGTAACTATCAATTCGCCGGGCTTTTTCGGTATCCAATTCAAACACGCCGTTTCGCTCCTTATCCGGGAACGGTTCGGGGTAAACGGACAACGGCAACAAATCGGCAATCTATTTGCAACATCTAAATTCTCATGGTCGAAATACCAAACACCGTGTCCGCAATCCCCGCAATAATGGTTCGTTTTGGTTACAACCTGTTTAACAACATTCATTCGCTTTGCCATTATTGCGCCCCTCCTTTCTCGGCGATTGTCTTTTGAAATTCGGCGGACTGCAATTTGTCGGCGACGGCAAACAACAGGTCGTCCGGGATTGCCTTAACATCGTATTTCGGTTTATCGTCGTCCGTCCCGGCGTTGTATCCGGGTATCTCGATTTTAACGGGCGCATCAAATCCCAACATCTTTGCCCGGCGTTGTTGAATGTTCAACAGCAAGTCCAAAAACCGGGGATTGCCCGCCGACGTTTCAACGGTCGTTTCGTCATACCCGTAATATTCCGGGTCGCCGTCGGTCGCATCCGTTTTGATAGGACGCCCCCGGTTGGTTTTCTCTTTGGTGCGCTGCTTTCCGGTTTTGGATACCTCCCACGCCTCCCACGCTTGTTGCTCCATTTTATCCAACTTGCGCAATTCCTGCGTAACATATTCGTCGATTGTTTCCAACCGTTCCCGCTTCCATTCGATAAGGCATTGTTGCAAATCGTAATAAACCATTTGAAACGAAATTGTATAACCAACGCCACGGGCGGACAAATCCCGGTTCAATGCGTCGGCAATTTCTCGATACGAATAACCACGCAAAAACAAGTCGGCACAAAACCGTACATCGTAAATCCTTTGTTCCTCGGAACGTTTGTTGTATCCGGGGGGCTTTCGCCCTTTGTTCAATTTTCCCATCGTCTAACCTCCTTTAATGTCAAACAGGGGTCAAAATCTGCCTTTTACGCCTTTTCGTCCTTTGGCTTGGTTCCTTATCGGCTCCTTTGCCTTTGTTCTTTCGTTCCGGGCTTTATCCTTTCCCCTGTTTACCTCCATAAAACGTTGCTTACCCTTTTGCAAGTTATTTGCACGGAATTTCCATTTTAAGAGGCTTTATTATCTCAACCAATACTTTCTATATCTCGGCGGTTATCTTTTAACCACGGGGCAAATTTACGGCTTTTTCGCCGCATTGCCAACCGTTTGTTCTCTCTCACATATAAACGGCAAAACCCCGGCTTTGTTTCCGGGGCTGATTGCCTAATTGCTTATGCCTATTTCGTACCTACCATTTGAGCAACGAAAATAATGTTGCGTTCCACGGGGGTTGCTGTATTCCGTTCCCCCTTTCATTTCTTTTATTGCCAAACATACCGGGGCGGGCTTTCCATTTACCGGAAATTCCGGGTTAAAATATCGACACGTTCCGCATATCTTTTCGGGCTTCGATTGTCCGGGGCAATTACTTTTTCCCATTGTTGCCCCCTTTCCTTTTGTTCTTTGCCCGGCGTTTATCCCGTGGGTTCCTTTTCGGCATTTCGACCCGGTGTATTTCTACTTTGGAACCGGGGAACATCTTGCCGAAAAATTCCGCCATTGCTCGCACCTCCTTTGGGACGTCGAACGCCTCCGGCTTCTTATGCTCCGGGCAAATCCCCCGAACCGGGCAATTGTCGCAATCCTCATTCCGCACAACCTCGCCCGGCTTATCGGCTTCTTTGAACCCGTGCCAATTGTCCCTCCGTGCGGACGCTTCGGCGAAATTCTCCATTGCTTCAACTGCGACTTTCGCCAATATGTAATCCGGGGTATCGTTAAAATGCGCCTCCAAAGAATTACGGTTGATAACCTCGGCAATCTCTTTCAAAAATTTTTCTCTTTTGTTCATCGCTTTATTGATTTTTAGGTTTGTACTCTTGGCACGGCATAACGCCGCACGATTGTTCGCATTTGAACGCCTCGCAATAACCGTTCCCGTTGACATCCTCGTTTGTAAAGTTGGCGCAATTCCCGCATCCCTTATCGCCGGGTTCTTTCGGTACGCTTACGCCTTTCGGCTCAAACTCCCGGTTAAACTCTCTTTCCGGGCGGGTTGTCAATCGTCCGTCCGGTTCCCGGACAATGTAGTACGTTTCCGGGGCGTCAATGAAAATGCCGTTGCCGTCCGGGAACGAATAAACCGCCCGCACGTTTAGGGTTCTCGGTATCGTCATGGTTCCGCCTCCGGTAAATCTCAACAGGTCGTCCAAATTGTCCCGGCGTACCTGTATTGCGTCAACTTCTAACAACGTGCGGCAATATCGGGTTCCCGCCGTGGCGTCCGGCTCAACTAACCGGGTGCGGATTTGTTCCGGGTATTCCGTCGGGTCGTACTCGACGTTGAAAACAACGGCGGCGTCTAACGTGTGGGTAACTAACAAGCGTTTCCCCAATCGTCCGGCGACTGCCTGTTTTAGTGCTTCAATTGCGTTTCCCTGTATCTCGGTTGTGTCAACCGTGATTTCGTAACGGTCGGGTTTTTCCTCGACCTCCGGTTGGCTTTTGGCAATATCGCCAATCATAACCAACAATTCCGCATCAAACGGGTTTAACTTACTTTCTGTCATGCTCTAATTTTTTATTCGTTCTTACTGTTTTCGGATATGCCAACCGCCAAAATATCGTTTTTCGGTCGGTTCTGTTGTACTTATCGCATTGCCTACCTATTCCGGGGCAATCTTCCCTTTGGATTTTGCAGCGAACGCAACGTTGCGTAAATATTGCGGGGTTGTTGTTGGCTAATCGTGCATCCGCTGCCGTCCATATCTCGGCAATCAATACCATACCCCGGTAAACGCAACGTTCGCCGGGGTTGTACTCTCTGTTTGGGTCGAACGGTTCGGGTTGCTTAACTCTCATTCTTTGCCCGCTTCGTTTACATAGTCAAACAATGCGTCCAAATCGTCCTTTGCGCCTTTTACGCAAATTCGTACCCTATCGCCCCCGGCTAATGCGGCTTCGACAATCTCACAATTATACCGGGGGGCGTTTATCTGTATCATTGCCGCCGTGGCATTCGTTACAAACTCGTTTCTTTCTTCCATGCTCTCGGATTTTTGAAGTAAATTAAATGCCTCCGTTGGTTCGTTCTCGCTTTGACACGCCCCCAACAAAAGCGTGCCAAAGATAACAATAAAATCTTTGCTTTCATCGTTTTACCTTTCTTTTAATCCATATAAACCGTATGCCAATGCCGACAAACAATATTTTCGCCTCAATATCAACATAACGGTCGTAACCGTTTATTGCATCAATGGATACCCCAAATTGCCAACTATGATATTGCCAATATTCCCGGACGTAAACAGATACGCCAACCCGTCCGATATGGAACCCAATTTGCGCCGTATGTACGTCGCCATTGTTGCGGATAATTCCAACTTGTTTTTTACTCATATTTCCAAATGTATTTTTTATAATGTTTTAAACGTCCCTTACAGCAACTAATAATATTCCCATGATTAAAACCGCATCTTTGCGCATCATGTATGCAATCCCATTTCTTTATAAAATTACCCTCTAAATCATATTGACAAACGGGTTTTGCATTGTGATTATCTTTTCCGGTTTTTTTAAACCATGTATTTACTTTCTTCATGGTTTCACGTTTATTGTTAATTGCTTTTTGATAATTCAAATTTTGCTTTCTCGTACACCAACGTAAATTAGTCGCATCGTTATTGGCTCGGTCACCGTCGATATGGTCGATTTCCGGTAAATTGTCCGGGTTCGGAATGAAAGCCGCCGCAACTAATCTATGAACGAAATATGTTTTGTTTTTACCATTATCTGATAATATTACCCGCATATATCCGTTTTTACTAATAGATTGCTTTCGTATTGCACTTTTACCCGTTCCCCGATAATTTACAGACTTTATATCACCTTTGTCTGAAACCTCATAATTAGCGTTTATAAACTTCCAATTTCCCATCTTTTTTTTGCAAAGATAATATTAAACCATAATACAACAAACTAATACGTTTCTTTTATTTTATTGTATGCCTCTTTATCCAATACCATAACTTTAGGATATTCAACAATACAACCTTTTGTATATACGAGATTATAGATACCCAATTGTCCCTTAATTGGGAATTCAACAACCCGGCGGGGGTTGCGCATCAACCACCCGTACCCCTTTGTTATTTTCGCCCTCTTTTCCTTTGGAATCCGGGTGTTTTCCCAATCCTCCGGCGTAAACTCTTTTATCGGCTTTACGTCGTACAACTCAACCAATCCCAAAGTAACGCCGCTTTCCATTCCCGGATAAACCGGGGACGCTGCGGAACATATCAGCACGTCGCCACGGTATGACGTGTTTTTGCTCCGAACTTCAATTGTCTTTTTCCCGTAAACAATACCGTTTTCGTCCTTGTACGCCTCCGTTACCAAATCATTTGCGTATGGCTGTTTTACGGTCAACGCACGCCAACGGTCGTGCTTTTCCGGGTTGTAATCCTTATTGCTGTACTGCATATTTACTTTTTATTTTCGGGTTCCTCGGTTTCGTCGTCGGGTTCCGGGTAATGGATAAATCCAATTTGCCGGACGTTTTGGATTGGCTCGTAAATGATAACGACAACATCGCCGTCCGTCCTTACTCCGACCAATCGGCAATCGGCGGGAACCTCAACCCGTATTTCACTTTTCATTGTTAAACAAATCCCAATTAACAGGGACACAATACCCCGGCAATTCTCCCCGGTCAATCCCCAGCGGATTAACAATACTATCTTTCCAATAGATACGGGGTTGTTCCGGGCGTCCCTCCCAATGTTCCGTAATTGTGTCGTAAATCAATCGTATTTCCCGTTTCGGATATTTGCCGCCGCTCTGCAACCCGATTTTATACAGGTCAACGAACGGATACGACAATTTGATTATCCCAATTGCCCGGTCGTACATTCCCGGCGGGATTGGCTCCACGCTTGCAAAGGTGCGGAACCCGTGGCGTTTTGCCCGTGCCAACACATTAACCCGCATCATATTTGGGTCGGCGTTCGGCTCCAATTCGTCGCAACCTGTCAACGTTGCGCCCAAAGCGATACGGGACACGTCCCAACCCTCGGACGCCTCGGCAAAATCAATGAAGCGGTTCAACCCCTCGGCGCATTTGCTCAATATCTTAACCGGGACGCCGTGGCGTTGGCATACGCCGACCGCTTGACGGGTCAACCGTTCCGTTTCCGGCAACAACGGGTCGGTCGTGAACGAAAAGAATAACCCCGTTTTCTGCAATTCCTCCTTATGCGCCAACAATTCGTTTTTGAAAATATCCAAAGCGTATGGATATTCCCGCAACGTCTTTTTCAACTCCGGGCGACTGCCTCCCAATACCTTTGCGCCACGACCTTTGCGCAAATAACAGTAAGTACAACCGTTGGAACAACCGACAAAGAAATTGGCGGCGTTCTCGGCGTATTCCCCGGCTTTACCTTTTGGGCTGTAAATAACCCGTCCGTTTATCGCTCCCATATCGTCAACGGCTTAAAATGGTAAATCGTCGTTTCTGTCGGGGCGGGTGCATCCGGCACGGGCGGCGGCGGTACTTGCGCCCCGGCTCCGGTCGCTTTCGGGGGTCAACATTTCCATATCGGTTGCGACTATCTCGGTAACATACCGTTTGACGCCTTGCGCATCGTCATAACTCCGGGTTCTCAATTCGCCCTCAATATACAGTTTGTCGCCCTTTTTGACGTACTGATTGGCGACCTTTGCCAACCCGTTTTGCAATACGACGTTATGCCATTCGGTACGCTCCGGGATTTGCCGCCCGTCCTTTGTGGTATAACCTCGTTTCGTGGTTGCCAACGAAAAGGTCGCCACGCAACCCCCGTTGTCGAACTCCCTAAAATCCGGGGCTTTCCCGGTATGTCCCATCAAAATAACCTTGTTTACACTCATACAAAAAACGCTTTAATTATCCAAACAATGATACTATACAACGCCCACATATAAGACGCAACCGTTAACGTCACGAACGTGTATAACGCAATTTTATATCCGGTTTTTGATTTTATTTTCATGTCACTTGAATTTTACGCAATCCAACAAATATTGTTTCTTATTGTCCGACCATCCGGCGGCATGGTTTATCGCTTTTCGGTCGTCGTCGTGTACGAACTCACAAACCCAACCGCCGACGCTTGATTTTTGAACTAATCGGACCAATTTACCAACAATGAAAGAACGCAATTTGTAATAACCTGAATTTTCGCCAACAAACAAAACCCGTCTTTCTGCATTTATTTCGGGCGGATTTTCGATTTGCGGGCGTTTCTCCCTTTCCGGGTATGTTTGTACCCGTCTGAAATCATTTTTGATTGAACGGCGGGAAATTGCCCCGTAATCGGGTTGCCTCTTTTTGATTCTCATTTTTTATATCTCCATTTATAACCCTTATGCAAATTTCCTTTCCCTTTACATACCTTACAAATTGCCGTTGCCGAAAAATTGCCTTTTCGGGCGGCTTCTTGTATGCTAACAAATACATTTACAACAATACCGTTTTTTATTTGCTCAACCGCTTTTTCGTGGTGCGGTTTCGCTTTTTTTCCAATCCATTTAGATTTTGTTATTGGGTTATTCTGATTTTCTTTAACCGTAACCCAACGCAAATTATCTGCATGGTTATTGGCTCGGTCGCCGTCGATATGGTCGATACATGGTTTGTTTTCCGGGTTCGGAATGAAA